CCCCCACCACCAACACCAACACCACCGCCCCCACCACCCGCCACCTCCCTCCATGGGTTGCGTGGCGGGATTGTCGCCTGGTCAAGTGACTCAGGCTTATCATGCCGTTGCCAACCCCATGTTGCGCCCGGCCGTAAAGCTTCAGCTTGGTTACCCTGAATGCTTTGACGACCCGCAACAGCCCGTACAGCAGATGGGCCCTTTGTTGCGAGACATGCACCCCGTTGTTCCAGACAACGGCTACCGGAACTTTTTGTCTTCTTTCCGTAAAAGGTGCAATTATTTTAACGCAAAACGGGCCGGCCGATCCGTCGTTGCCGGTTCCCTTTCTTTCATTGATTGCGTTTCCCCAATTCCCCTCCCCACATTTGAGTGGAGCGCCCTTCTTTTCGAGACTTGGGTCGCAAAATTTGGCCCAGAAAAGCAAGCACGTATGCGTCGTGCCCTTGTTGATTTTTCCGGGGTTTCTACCAAGGATTTCCATTCCAAGGAAATCTTTGTCAAGTGTGAAGCCCTACTCGTGGGGCACAAGCCTAATTGGGCTCCACGAGTCATATACAAAGGCACCGATTTATACAATGCCATTTCTGGTCCAATGTTTTGCGAGCTTATGTCTCGCTTTAGTTTGGGTTGCGACCAAATGTCGGGACCCCACAAGGTTCGCGTGGCCTACAAGCGCACGCCCCCTCAGTATGTAGACTTCCTCCAAGAAGTTAACGGAGATTTCCTCGAGAGCGACTTTTCTGCCAACGATATGCGGCAGTGCAAAGACGTTCTCCTTATCGAAATGATGGCTATGCGTCGGCTCGGTTGCCCTGAATGGTTCATTCGCCTTCACAGCAAATGTAACCATTTCCAAGTTAAGAATCGTCGACACGGGCTTGTTGCCCGTATTGACAATCAATTGGCAACTGGAGCTACGGATACGACCTTCCGTAACTGTCTTTGGAATGCGTCTATATACTTTTCCTTTATCACGTCTGTCGGCTCTCCAGGGAGCCGCTGTTTAATTCTGGGGGATGACATGCTTGCTCGCGTTTTCGGTTTGCCGAGGTACGCGGCCAAGCGTTATGAAGGTGTGGCCTTAGAAGCCCAAATGGTGGCCAAAGTCTCTAGACACAGCCACCAACTAGACTGCACCTTCCTGTCCAAATTGTTTGTGCCTTGCGGAGCGACTCACCTCACGGTGCCCCTTTTGGGGAAAGCGCTCGGCAGGTTTAACATGAGGGCAAACCGCAACTTGGCCGTGTCCGACCATGCTTACATGTTAGGTAAGTCAATCGGGTACGCTTACGAGTTTCGATTCCTTCCCTGTCTTCGTGACATTTTTCTCGATCGCGCAAAACATGAGATTTCTTGTGTTGAACGTGAACGAAAGGAAGCTCTTGAAGCAGGATTTGGTGACGCCCTGTCGTGGAATGCCGCACAAGCCGGCATCACGTTAAGTAACGTCAAACAAAAGATTTTCGAAGATTTTGTTTTGACGTATGACGACTTCGTGGCATTCTGCGATCACCGATACGGTTTGTTGGCAATGGATGTTGTTGCCGTTTTTGAAACAGTTGTACTTACCCTCGACCCTCTTGATGTCGAAGGTACGTGCATCGACATTCTCGCCCGCGATTT